TTCTCCACCCGCCATAGGGATAACGTTGTCTGATTTCTTCTTTTCTGCTACAGAGCGTTCATATTCCTTTTCCAGTGTGAAATCTACCATTTCTTTGCCGTGGTCGTCGAGACTACGATATTTTTTGATTATTTCTTTTTCAAAAGGAGATATATCGTCATCCGAAGAGTTCAACAGATAATTTGGTGTAATTTCTAAAACACCACAAAGTAGCTCTATTGTATCGGGGTCTGGTTTATTCTTGTCATTTTCCCAATCACTTACAGAATTGTGTTTAGCTCCTACAGCAGAGGCTAATTGCTTTTGTGTCATTTTTTTAACTGTTCTTGATTGTCGTAACCGTTGTCCAAATGTCATTATAATCACCTCTTTCATTTATAAGGGAAGTATAACATTTTGTTTCGAATATGTAAATATAAATTCCGAAATTATCGAAAAAACATATTGACATTTCGAAATAACCGTAGTAGTATAATAACAACTTCGAAATTATCGAAAAAAGAAAGGAGGTAAGTCGAATTTGGAAGTTGGAATAAAAATTAAAGAATATTTAGAATCAAATGGAATTTCACAGGCTTTCGTAGGAAGAGAAGCGAATATAAATCCGGTTAAGTTAAATATGGCTTTAAACGGAAAAAGGAGAATGACATTTGATGAGTATTCTACCGTATGTTATGTACTCGGCGTAAATACGGACTATTTCCTAAAGCCCCGTATGCCGGACAAAAAATAAGAGGGGAGATGATTGGACGGTGAGTAAGAAGAGGTCTGAAAGTGGAAAAGTTATACTTTCAGAACGGATAATTAACATTGGTGAATTAGAAGCCTTTATCAGAAGTGCGTACATGGACACCGTAAGAGTCCGAACATTGGTGGAAGACGGGAGAGCGGATACGGAGCAAATATTAAGCTATCTGCAATCAATCCAGTTGGCACTTTTAAAGGCAAAGGATTTTGACTTCTTTCTTGAAAAAAGAAAAGTCATTGTGAGTAGCCATCCACATCAGGATTAACGGTTTGCTTGAATTCATTGAGATAGTGGCAACCAGTTGGGTATGGACAACGCATGAGGATGTAGTTTTTGCTCTGTTTGTCGATAGGAAGTCTACTGTTTTCGATGATAGGACAAGTAGAACGTTGAAAAGTAATTTCGGGTGCTGAATCTTGAATTTTGTAATAACCAGTCAGTGTGACGATTTCATCCCAATAAGGGCATTTGATAGTTTTGCCACAGGTGGTAAGTGTCATAAAATGTAACCTCCTTCTGAATGATAAAAGTAGATTAACATTTTCAAAATAGAAATTCAAGTATTCAAAATGTGAACGAACTGTATAAGAAGGGAGATGAGAAGGGTGAGAAGAAAATCTGAAAGAGAACTCCTCCGTCAGCAGATGGAGCTACTGATAGAGGAGTCAAAAAATTGTGTGCCTGGTGAATTATCCCAAAATTCACAAGCAGTAGCCAAGATAAGTAAGGAGTTATTTAAGTACAGTTGTTCCAGTTTTATACTTTTTTGCTTCTTGGGTTATCTCGTTAAGAACTTTGCGGTATTGCTCATAAAGTTCTGCAGGCGATAAGGATTTTATATCTTGGTTTTGAAGATACAAAATGGCTAATTGATTGTAAATATCAGACATAAGCATATCTCCTTTCATAATACTCGGACGCGGCAACGTCCTGTAAGGAGATTGTACCACAAGTGAAGAATAAGAGAAAGAGGGTGAGAGAATGGTCAAATTAGGTGGAGTTGCGAGAGCCAGAGCAATGGCGGTGCTGGAAAAAGTCATCGGAGAGTATGACGGAAAGCTGGCAGAGCTTGAAAAAGACAGTGAGGAGTACAAAACCGCACTGGAAGAGAAAAATGCTCTCCAGACATTATTGTGGAGTATGCAGAATATCGCAGACGGAAGGGAGTGAGCACCACGGGAAGATTAAAAGAGAAGAGTGAGAACTGTCAGCGAGTAGATGTTGCGGATGCGGCAGAAGAAATCGGATGTCATCCAGAATATCTCAGAAGAAGGATGGCGGCTAAGGATTGGGATTTGGGTAGAGTTGTTCCACCAAAGAAAGTGGGTGGTAAGCGTGAGTATTTGATATTCCGTCCGAAGCTGGACAGGTTTCTAGGAAAGGAAGATGCAGTATAGGAGGGAGGTGAGAACATTGGACAGACTGTCAAAAATCATCATGGCAGTTGGAGGAATCATATCAGCCACAGCAATGTGCTGTCTGGACAGCGAAGGTGTGTATATGTATTACGTCGGAGCGGTGTGCATCATGGGCGGGTTCGTGATTGGTGCCGGGTATGGGCTGCTACAGTTGAGCAGGCGCAGGCAGGAAAAGCGAGAAGCGTATTTTTACATGGTTCACAGGCAGGACTGGCTGGATGTGGAGTTTATTGGAATCGAGGAGGTGGGGAAGTGACAAATGCCCAGCGTTTAAGCAATGAAGAAACCCCGTGCGTAGAGGATATGGCGGTCGGTATGATAATTGCAAAGGTAGCGGATGATTTTGGAATTGAGGTTGAAGTCGAAAGTTACATACCAATTTATCATCTTATGAAGGAGTGGTTACTTAGTGAAAAAGAAAAATAGCACCGTCAGATTCTTTGGCGAGAACCGGTGCTATTCAACAGGGAAATACATAGTATTTCTGCGTTTATTGTAACAGAAAGTGATGGAAAAGTAAATGAATTGGACCCCAGAAATGAAATTACTGGTAATTGACAAAATGCTCGATGTGCGAAAACAGCTAATTACCATACAAAGAAGCCTTGATATGTCCAGTCTTTCATATGATACAACTGTCTTAGTTTACCTTTTTGAAGACTTATTGGAATTATCAGAAATGACTGGGAGTGAAATATATAAAGACCATGTAGCAGATGGTATAGGAGTATGTGTTGCTCTTGAATATAAAGAAGTTGTGTTTGACACGTATATTTCCCCGGATGAATATGAGGTATATATGAACAGAAGAGGACACAGAACAGCAGCGCCGCAGGGAAATGTTAGACCGGATGATTCGGTCAACGGACTATAAACAGATGGAAATGGAGGAATTTTTAAAGTGAAAGTCAGATTATGCAATAAAGATGTGTGCAATCTCGTGGATATGCTGCGAGAGTTGCCGGAAACATTGGAAAATCTCGGAGTTGTGGGTGGCGGGTCAATTACGGTTGGCAAAGCCGGAGATATTAACGGGGTTTTTAAAGTCAGCCCTACGACAAGTCTTCACCTTACAATTGAAGATGGCGGTGATAAGGGAGCGTGGCAGTATGTCGATGATTGAGATGGCACCGGACAGAACGGACTACGAAGAACGGGACAGGGAGCAGGAAGTGTGGCTGCAACGGCGTCCGGTGTGCGTTCGCTGTGGTGAGCATATACAGGAAGAATACGCAGCACAGATTAACGGAGTTTTCTATTGTGATGACTGTCTGGATGATATGAAAGTTTATATCGGGGATTTGGAGGAATAAAAGATGGAGAGTACGTTATTACAGGCGAATGAAATAAGCTGTAGAATACAGCAGATTTCAGAAAAAGGATTATCGTTACTGCTGTACGTTACATCAAGAGATGGTCAGAAACGACTGGATGAAAAATATGGTCCTCTTGGATGGCAGGATAAATACGAAGTTATTGACGGTGATTTGTATTGCATTATTTCTGCCTGGGATGCAGAGAAACAGATGTGGATAGCCAAAGAGGATGTTGGAACGGCATCGTACACGGCAAAAGAAAAAGGACGGGCTTCGGACGCATTTAAAAGGGCTTGCGTTAAGCATGGAATAGGCAGGGAGCTTTATACAGCGCCATTTATCTGGATTAGTGCGAATGATGCCGGCATTAAGACGGACAGCAACGGAAAAGCCACAACTAAGAAAAAGTTTAGTGTCAATCTTATTACATACACTTCGGATGGCAAGATAGATGAATTAGAAATTGTTGACCAGGATATGAACATTGTGTTCAAACAGTATGCTTCGCAAAAAATTGATGATATCAAATACAAAGTGCTGATTGAAAAATTGAGTGAGGCAAAGGTTACGATGGACGAGGTTGTGGAACTGTTTCATGTAAATACCTTGCAGGAGATGGATATTAATCAGTGGAATAGATGTATGAGGAAGTTGGAAGTGACAATTGCTTCAAAAGCTGGGAAAAAGGATGATGAGTGATGCACACGCTTGTGGACATTAAAAGCTATCGAGAGAATAAGAATGGCACGGACCTCGTGATATCCATTCCGGATATGCAACTGGGTGATATGATTCGGAGAAAGCGCATCCAGAACGCAGAAATACGGTTTGATGATGGACGGCACATATCCGCCGAACAGCGGAAGAAAGCCTATGCAACCATTCGGGATATAGCAGATTATACCGGATATCCGCCGGAAGAGATGAAAGAGATTCTTAAGTGGCAGCACATGATCCGGACTGGAGATGCGCCGTTTAGCCTTTCTAACTGCTCAATGGACACAGCCCGCGAATTTATCAATACAATACTCGAGTTTGCACTAGAGTGGGGTGTGCCGCTTTCGGCAGATGCAATAGAGCGTACGGATGATATAGGAAGGTATCTCTATTACTGCATCATGAAAAAGAAGTGCGCTATATGCGGCAGGGACGGAGAAATTCATCATGAAGATGCTATCGGCATGGGAAATGATAGAACCAGAATTGATGATTCAAATTATAAGAAAATCTGTCTCTGCCGCGAGCATCATACCATAGCGCATCAGATGGGAGTTGTCCGGTTCCGGCAGATGTATAAAGTCTACGGAATTGTAGTGAAAGATTTGGGTTGAAACACCTGCCCACAGGCAAAAGAAACGATCATGCGGATTTCATAATATATCACGAATTGAAAGCCATGTTACCTCCCGGTTGGTTCCGGGAGGGGAAGGGAGAAGAAAATTGAAAGAATTACAGATTACAGAATATAGCGATATGAGGGTATTGACAACACAGCAGCTTGCGGAGGCATATGGAACAAATACGGATGTTATCAGCAAGAACTTTACCAATAATAAAGAAAGATATATTGAGGGCAAGCATTTTATCTGCCTTACAGGAGATGAATTAAGAGAAGCAAAGGCGAACGGTAAAATTTACGGTTTGCCACAGAACGCAAATAAGTTTTATCTCTGGACAAAGAAAGGCGCTTTCCTTCATGCAAAATCTTTAAACACAGATACCGCATGGGAAGTATATGACCGTCTGGTTGATTCCTATTTTGACCATAGCAACTTGCTGGATGGAATGTCACCGGAGCTGAAAGCGACACTCATTGTAGATAAGCGCGTGACGAAGGTGGAACACCGGATTGATCATATTGAGAACGATATGCCCCTGTTTGGCGCCGAATCGGACGAGTTATCAGCCCATGTTAAACGCAAAGCAATAGAAATGCTGGGTGGCAAGAAATCAGAAGCGTACAGAGACAACAAAATACATAAAAAGGTGTTCAGTGATATCTACAACCAGTTAAAACGTGAATTTGGCATCTACGATGCGGAAGGAAAGGCAAAAAGTTATAAAGCCTTGAAACGTAAGGACCTTGCAGATGCACATGATTTCGTAGATTGTTATACGCTTCCTACATTCCTGGCAGAGCAGATTAATGACTGTAATGCACAGATGCGGATGGATGGTGATGTCGATGGAGTATAAGCTGACGATTCCGGGGCGGCTGGATGGGCTGAATAGCTATACGGCAGCCAATAGAACGAATCCTCATAAAGGTGGAAAGGTCAAAAAAGACAATGAAGCACAGGTTATCTGGTGCATCAGGCAACAGCTTAGAGGGGTACATATCGAAAGACCGGTATTGATTTACTACCATTTCTATGAAAAGGATAACCGGCGGGATGGAGATAACATCCTGTCGTGTGCAACAAAGTTTATCCAGGATAGTCTTACAAAAACGGCTGTACTGCAAGAAGACAACCGGAGGTGTATCCCTCATTTTTACCACGATGTGACGGTTGACAAGAAGAATCCGAGGATTGAAGTAACAATAACGGAGCTTACACCGGAGCAGGCAGAAATGAAGCTGAAAGACTTGCTTAAGGACTTGGAAACGGGGTGATGGCGGATTGAGAGACGGAATTGTTTTCTATAGAAGTTTCTATGAAGCCGTGAAGGATTTACCGCCGGAAGATTTCAAGAAGTCCGTGGAAGCAATTATGGAGTATGGACTTAACGGCACGGAAATAGAAGCGTCTGGGGTGGCGAAAGCGATTTTTATCATGGCAAAGCCCCAGATAGATAAAAATAACAAGCGCTATGAGAACGGTTCTAAGGGTGGAAAAAAACCAAGCAGTAACCAAACCGAAACCGAAGCAGAACCAAACGATAACCAAACCGAAACCAAACACGAACCTAAAGAGAAAGATAAAGAAAAAGAGAAAGTAAAAGACAAAGAAAAACAGAGTTTTGCACCGGACGATGAATCGCCTTGTGCCGGAAAATTCCTCTTGAACGATTCCACAGAATACGCAGTGTCGGAGAACGACGTGGTTGTATACCAGCAGCTCTATCCGGGGATTGACGTTAGGCAAGAACTGAGGAATATCGAAGCATGGTGCTTGTCCAATCCTAAGAACAGGAAAACGCGAAACGGTGCAAAGAGGTTTTTAAATTCCTGGTTATCAAGGTCGCAAAATAGTGCGCGAGCAGATAAGCCGCAGGGAAAGAAAAACAGTTTCACTAACTTCGACCAGCGCCAGTATGACTATGACGCTATGGAGCGGGCACTGCTAGGGGCAGAGAAAGGATGATGTTATGCACAGAGACAGTAAGACGCGCCGCAATGCCTTGAACGAAATCAGGGAGCGCGAGTTGCGGCAGCCGGAGCGTACGTGCCCGGAAGCATTGAAACGTTTCCGGGAAAAACCGTATCAGCTTCAGTACATGGAGAAATTGAAACAGATGAGGGAGATGGAGAATGACAGAGGGAGAGATTTGCCGGGAGTACCGGCTGGCGAAGGACAAGGAAAAGCAGATAGATATCATAGCTGACCAGAACTACGGCATGGACAGGGAAGGAGTTATCAAGATACTTGTGAAACACGGAGAGATGAAAGCACCGCAGAAGCCGGTAAGGGTAATTGTTCCGAAAGCGGTATCAACGATTCTGCTGGCGCGGGTGGATGAACTGGAAAAGCAGATGGCGCCGTTAGAGAAGCAGATAGCGCCGCTGGCGAAGGAACATGAGGAGATAATAGCATTTCTTAGGATTTGCGGAGAGGAGCAGGAAAAATGCTGAATAGGGAGAAATTTGCAACAGAGATTTTAGACATTACGTGTAAGGGAAATAAAATTGCAATTTGCAACGGGAAATTGACAGCTTGTATCGATACACATTGCATAAATTGTGATTTTAAGTGTCCTTCAGATTGCAATGAAAAAACGCTGAAATGGGCGAACAGTGAATATATTGAACAACCAGTCGATTGGAGTAAGGTGCCAATAGACACGCCTGTGTTGGTTCGCGATTATGAGGATTCGGAGTGGACGTGCGCTTATTTTGCAGGACAAGACGATGAATGTGGCATCAGAACATGGGTGTTTGGCGCGACGTCTTGGAGCGTTGCAAAGTGTCCACATCGGACAGTTAAATGGAAATATGCAAAACTGGCAGAAAGTGAGGAGTAGACATGGCCAATAGATACACGTTACACAAGAATTCACTCGAAGATTTCCAGAGCTGGCTTGTTGCAGATGGATGGGAAATCGAGAAACCAAAAGGTATATACGAAGTGCTGAGAGCGAGAAAAGCTGGAAGACAGCAGCCTTTGATAGTCTATACGAAAGCAGATGCCAAAGAGCATTTGACTGTTATGGACAGAGATTTAGAGATTGTCGGGGCATTTCTCAGAGACAAGAAGAAGCCACAGACCAACGCAGACCGGATCCGGAGCATGACGGACGAGGAATTAGCAGGGCTTCTTAAAGAAGTAAAAGAAGATTATCAGTGGGCGAATCCCGACTATCCAGATTGTGAGGATTGTGGCGAATGGTTGAATTGGCTCCAGTTAGAAGCAGAATAGGAGAGAGCATGGAGAATAGATATTTATATCGCGGAAAGCGGATTGATAACGGCAAGTGGGTGGAAGGTAGTCTTGTTACCGGAGTATTTTTTCGGTTAGGACAGGAAATCCCGTACATGTTTTGCCCTAATCTTGCCGATTATGATTGCTTTGAGGATTTTTCGGAAGAAAATGGGATATTTGAGGTAGAGCCATCCACTATCTGCCGGTGTACCGGACTTAAGGACAAGAACGGCAAGCTGATTTGGGAGAATGATATTTTGATGTGCCACGGAAACCCAGAAGATATTGTGAAAGCAGTTTTTGGAGAATTTAATGTGATTAACGCAGAAACACTGGAAGTTATTGATTGTGTTATTGGTTGGCATTATGAGGTTGTTCCGACAGACACACTAAGTAAGATGGAGCCGTTTTGCTTGCCAATGCCGCTTACGGATGAATATTTAAAACGGTGCGAGATAGAAGTTGTTGACAACCCGGAGCTGTTGGAGGTGTGAAATGACGGAGAATGAAGCAAAAATTTTTATTCAAAACGCAATGGAGCAGTCAAAAAATGTATTGGCGGAGTTGATGTTAATAATGCCAAAGGTGTTTGCGGTTAGAAAAAAGAACCTAGGTGAGTATTACAGTAATTTGGAGAACTGCAAAAAAGAAATTCAGTCATGTGAAGTAGCAATCAAGGCACTGGAAGAGGTACAGAAATACCGGACAATCGAAAAAGACTTAAAAGAACGTTATCATGCCAACGTAGATATTCCGCTTTTGATGCACCACTTTATCGAAACGGTGTTCGAAGGGGAGAAGCATGAGGGATTTTGCCTTTTGACGAATGAGGATAGAGAAGCATGGGAAGAGTACAAGGCAATCGGTACACCAGAAGAATGCCAGAAATCAGTGGAAATCTGTAAATCTATGATAGAGAGAAACATCACACCGGAGAACATGGAAGAATACATGAAATTCGAGGATGAGTGTGTAAAGAATGGATTTACATTTAATAGCCTGTTGGAAGCAAGAGAAAAGCAGATTCCATATAAGCCATCACAACAAAAATTGGTTTGGGGTATTGGCAAATGCAAATGTGGCGTTGAATTTCTGGACAGAAAAACAGGCTTCTGCGGGAACTGTGGTCAGAAATTAGATTGGAGTGATGAACAATGAGCGAAGAACTTAAGCCATGCCCGTTTTGTGGTTGGAAGAAAGTGACCATTGCGGGGAAAAAGGTAATTCGTGGCTACCTCTGGGATAGAGGTGTAAATAAACACATCTTTTATGTGAAATGTAATAAGTGCCATGCAAGAGGTGGTAGCGCAAGCGGATTGATACCTACTTATATTACAAAATGCAAGATGCCGAAGGATGAGTTAAGTTCCTACGAGGAAATAAAAAATGCAGCAATTAAAGCATGGAACCGGAGGGCAAACAATGAGAAGACTGATTGATGCGGATGTGTTTAAAAGCCAGATTGCAGGAATGGCTATTTCCAATAATTATCCTGCAAATAAGGCTAATGCACTGTGTGAGCTGATTGATGCACAGCCTACCGCCTACGACCCGGACAAGGTTGTGGAGCAGTTGGAAGATGAAAAAGAGTTTGCGTATGCGAATTTTGACGAGTATGTGAATGAAGTATGTCCTTGCTTGGATGCAGAATATGACGACCTATTCAACGAGGGACTGGAAAGAGCAATCGAGATTGTGAAAGGCGGTGGAGTAGATGCGTAATAATATAGATGAACTTTTGAAAGAAGAAGCACGGATACGTCAGCAGGAAGAGGATGAAATTAGAGAAAATCCATTGATGCAGTACAGCACATCACAGCTGAAAGCAGAATTGCGTAGAAGAAAGAAGGAGCGGTGTGAGAAACCGGCGGAATCCCCATATGCTTGGAATGATGCAATACATAAGTTGACGAAAGGAGTGTAGTAAATGGCTAAAGCAGTATTGGTTATGGATATGCCGGGATCATGCAGTATGTGTAAATTCCTGTATGAATTTCAGGGCATTAAGAAGTGCCAGCTTATGAATGTGTTTAACAATGGAGCATCAAGGTTGTCACAGAGTACATTTTCAGAGAAACGACATGAAAAGTGCCCGCTTCGGGAACTGCCGGAGAGAATGGAGGTTTGTGGCACATATAATGCAGCGTATTATGCAAAAGGCGGAAAGATGCCGTCATACAAGATTGGCTGGAACGATTGTCTGGATAGAATTTTAGGAGAACTCCCAGAAAAAGGAGGAGCCAGCAAGAGGGGGAATCCTGCTGGCTGAGTTATGAAAAAGAATCTATGTAAAAAGGTTATTTCCTTTTGACAGTTATTACTATAGCTGCCAGATGTGAAAACAATATGAAGTGAGTTTGAAAAAAGTGTGAAAGGAGTAAGAGGTTTGCTGGCCAGCGATAAAGACGTCTTTACTCCGTAACAGAAATGAAAGAGGAATTTAGAAGCCGGGTGTATACAGACAGACCAGATTATGCAGATTTTGATGCACCTACGAAATTTAATGCCATACAGAGCATTATTGCAAAGAGATTGAGAGAGCACCCGAACGCAATATGTTCATATTCGGGCGGCTCTGATAGTGACATTATGATTGACCTTATCGAGCGGACACGAAAGACGTTTGATTTGCCACCGGTCAAGTATGCTTTTTTTAATACTGGACTTGAAATGAAAGCTATAAAGGACCATGTCAGGGACACAACAGAAAAATACGGTGTGGAAATCGAGGAGTGCAGACCAAAAACGAATATTGTGCAGGCAACAAGGAAATATGGCGTGCCGTTTGTATCAAAAATTATGTCGGCTGGATTAGCTGGATGGCAAAAGAAGAATGTACCGTTAGCAATCGCGCAGGAATACGATGAGGCAGAGGACAAGCAGGCAAAACGGGAGGAATTGAAAGAGAGATACCCAAATTGTGAAGGTACAATTAACTTTCTTTGTTGTTGCAACTCCGCCGGAGAACCAAGACCCAATATTCAGCTGGTAATTAATTCATCAAAATATATGAGGGATTTTATAACAGAGTATCCGCCGGACTTCCCGATAAGCGCAGATTGCTGCACACATTGCAAGAAAAATGTTGCACATAAGGTACAAAAGGATTACGAGATGGTTATTACCGGCGAGCGCAGGGATGAGGGTGGAATGCGATCCGTTCCAAGAAAAGATAACACAGCATTATGTTTTACTGAGACTTCAAGCGGGCAGTTCCGTCTTCGCCCACTGTACTACGTAAGTGACCGGGATAAAGAGTGGTACAAGGAATACTACGGTATTCGGTATTCGGATGCGTATGAAGTATATGGACTTACCCGAACCGGATGCTGTGGGTGTCCTATATCTTACAAGGCTGTTGAGGATTTGGAACTGATTCGTCCATATGAGCCAAATGTAGTCAAAGCCGCATGGAGTATCTTTGGGAAAAGCTATGAGTACAGGAAGAAATACAATGAGTACAAGCAGAAGCGGATGGCGCAGGAGAAAGAAGCTGCCGCCAATGTAGACGGTCAGATGAAAATAGAAGATTTTATGAAATAGAGAAAGGAGCGCAGGAGTCATAAAAAGAAAATGAAGAATAGTGAATTAAAAGAATATCTGAATACATTCCCAGACGATGCGGATGTATCAGTAATCATTGCAAATTCAAAAGATAGAAAGAAATATTCGCTGATGGATTATCACGGTATTACAGACATGGGGTTCCCAGTATTCGTATTGGAAGTAGGCAAGCCAGAGGAGATGGGTGATAAAGAGGATAGCGATATTCCTGGGCAAACAGATTTCACAGACTTCCCGGAGGTGTTGCCATGATAAAAGGAGAATTGATAGTAGACAACTTTGCGGGTGGCGGTGGTGCATCCACTGGAATAGAACTTGCAACCGGTTATAGTGTTGATATTGCCATTAACCACGACCCAGAAGCAATCCGGATGCACAAGGCAAACCATCCGAACACAAAGCATTATTGCGAAAACGTGTGGGCGGTAGAGCCAGTCAAAGCTTGTAATGGACATCCGGTAGCACTTGCCTGGTTTTCTCCGGATTGCAAACATTTTTCCAAAGCAAAGGGAGGCAAGCCAAAGGATAAGAACATCAGAGGTCTTGCGTGGGTAGCCTGCCGGTGGGCGGGGTTGGTGCGACCGAGAGTAATCATGTTGGAGAACGTGGAAGAATTTAAAACTTGGGGACCACTCGGGCGGCGGCACCATCCAATCAAGGTAAAACAGGGCAAGACATTTGAGCAGTTTGTACAACAACTTCGGGATTTAGGCTATGAAGTGGAGTTCAAGGAGCTGATTGCCGCTGACTACGGTGCCCCCACTATGCGCAAGAGATTTTTCATGATTGCCCGGTGCGATGGTAAACCGATTGTCTGGCCAGAGCCGACACACGCACCGGCAGACAGTGACGAGGTCAAGGCTGGGCTGCTGAAACCGTATGTGGGAGCATACACGCAGTTGGATTTTTCCCTTCCGTGCCCGAGTATTTTCGATACCTCCGAAGAAATCAAGGAGAAATACGGCATCCGGGCGGTCAGACCGTTGGCACCTAAGACGATGGAGAGGATTGCAAGAGGGTTAAAGAAATTTGTTCTTGATAATGCGGAACCGTTCATTGTACAGGTCAATCACAGTGGCGCAAAATCTGACTACTGCAAGAGTTCAAATGAGCCGTTAAGCACAATTACCAGCAAACACGGGTACGGAATTGTGGAACCATACATGGTGCAAATTGGTCAGACTGGCTTTACGGAAGACAGAAGTAAGGACGTAAGGAAACCACTCACAACGATTGTTAGTAAAAATGAGCATTGCCTTATCAGTCCTACACTTATTCAGTACCATTCAGAGACAGCACAGGGTGAGGTCAGAGGACAGACAATTGAAGACCCTATAATGACGGTGGATGGTTCTAACAGATACGGGTTGGTTACATCATTCTTACACAAATATTATGATGGCGGCTACAAAGGAGCAGGAGAAACATTAGAAAACCCATTGCCGACAGTTACCTCATGGGACCATAACAGTGTAGTTACGGCAAATCTTATCCAGATGAATAATCATTGTGATGGAAAGGATATTAGGCAACCTTTACCGACAATCACAGCCGGAGACGGACATTTTGGAGAGGTAAGAGCATTTTTGATTAAATATTACGGGCAGGGAACCGGACAGGATATAAAGGCACCGCTGGACACCGTGACGGCACAAGACAGATTCGGACTGGTAACTATCAATGGGACAGATTATCAAATTGTAGATATCGGTTTGCGGATGCTGGAGCCACGGGAGTTGTACGGATGCCAGGGATTTCCGGATGATTACATAATTGACCATGACTATACTGGGAAAACGTATCCGCGGAGTGAACAGGTGCGTAGATGCGGAAATGCGGTTTGTCCACCTATACCGGCGGCACTGGTAAAGGCAAATCTGCCAGAGCTGTGCGTAGCAGAACGTATGCCGAACATGAGGATAGAATCAGAACAGACCGGACAGCTCCGGTTCGCATGAGGTCAAACAGCTATAGCTCCGCCAGCAGTAATGCGGCGGGGCGGAAAGAGAGGAATAACAATGTGTAATTGCATGAATGAGGTAATGCAAAAGATGAAAGAAAAAATGGAGCTTGAAAGCATAGAAGAACCGACAGAGCTTTTAACTGGCAGAGCTTACTTAGAGTTTACAGTAAAAGAAGAGGGCAAGAAGAAAGGGCGGAAGATGCCAGTATTATTGTCACGGTGTCCATTCTGTGGCGAGCTGTACGATTAGAAATAGATTCGATGGTTAGTATTTTTTTACGCAAAAATTGAGAGGGGGAATGTCTATGGATGAAAAAGAAATATTTGAAATCTGCCAGAGCGTGGACAGCTTCATTGCTGCGGAGCTGACGGAATCCATCGTGCGCGGCACCAGCTACGATATGCTGGAAGCCCACCACGGCGTTATCCCTATCAGCAGGAGACATTTTTACAGAAAAAAAGGTACAGCAAAGATGTTGATGCGGCAGAGGATGGCGCATCTGGTGGAGGAGAAGAACGGACAGTATACGATTGTATGGGGAAATGAGGTTATAGTACATTGATAATTGAATATTGATGTCTGTAGGAGTATAATTTTTCTATAAAAAGACATAGGGGGATACAATGGAGAAAATAAAAATAATTGAAAAACATATTTTGAGATATATTTTTGTTCATGGGAAATATGAGTTCAAAGGGGAGCCTGCATTTGAATTGTATAAAAGATTATCGCAAGATATCGAAAAGGAACTTAATGTTGTTGTCGTCGGTATTGAAGACTTTAATAGTGTATTTGCCAAACTAGTTGCCGATGGAATAGTATGTGTCAAATACGAAGATGAAAATGCGATTAAAAAAAGGGAACCATTGAAGGGAACATAACATTTAATATGCGTGACTATGTTGTGCAGAATGAATATGTGGAATTAAAAGATGCTTTTCAATATGCAGATCAAAAATATTGTGATGTCATTGATATTTTTATGGTTCAGTTCGGGAGAATGGAAAAAACAGAAAGTGAATTGCAAAAACAGAAGGAAGAACTTCTTGACAAAATACATGAGCAAGAACGGCAGATTAAGAATTTTTATAATAATATTTTAACGATTTTAGGAATCCTTGTAGCTGTTTTTTCGGTCATTGGGTTTAATATCGGAGGCGTAAAGTTTATAATTGGTTCCGAAGAAAAACTGGAGCCCTGGGTGTATGCCGGAAGCATTGGAATTATAAATTTATGTATTATAATGTCGTTATATTTTTTGTTTGCTCTTGTAAATAAAGTTGTAAATAAAGATGACGACAAAAAAGGTATTTTTTCTGGGAAAATAATGGTTACATTGTTTTGTGCTTTTTTAATTGTGGTTATAATAAGTTTTGCGCTTGCATAATGCCAGGACCAACCACCAATCACGATGGTTGGTATTTTTTCGCCCTAAACTTGGCACAAATCCACTCCAAACCTATTGTATGATATTATCAGAAACGTTGTAGTGATATTATCAGAAAGGGGAGAATACGGTGGGAGTAGATAAGAAAATATTGGAGCAGTATGTAGATGCATGTGAGATGATCCGGGAGACGGAGCAGGATATTAAGAAATTGCAACGCAAGCGGCAAACGATTGTGACAGGAAGCGTAAAAGGTTCGATGAATGATTTCCCATATGCAGAGACACATTTCAAGATTGAAGGAACATCGTTTACATACACGGATGATGCACAGCTGCGTATAGAAGAGAAACTGTTAGAGGAGAGAAAAGCCCAGGCGGAAGAAATCAAGGTACAGGTAGAGCGGTGGATGAACAGTATCCCGGTACGGATGCAGAGGATTATCCGTTATAAGTTCTTTGAGGGAATGAGCTGGGAGCAGGTGGCAATAAGAATGGGACGAAAGTGTACCGAGGGAAGTATAAAGATGGAGTTTCAGAGATTTATGGACGCTGCGTAAAAGTTTGTTACGATTGTTACACATGTTACGAAAAAGTAGGTTATAGTATAAACTGCAAGAGGTGAATTAAAAGAGCCATGAGCCGTTTGCTTCTTGCAACTCCCCCGACCCCGCAGGAACACCCGTCAAACGATGGGTGTTTTTTGTATATAAAGAAAAGGTAGGTGATGGTCCTTGCCAAAGGCAAAAGATGCGAGAGCGGACAAAGCCTTTGAAATGTATAAGCAAGGGCTTAAGCTAATAGAGATTGCAAACCAGCTCGGAATAGCCGAGGGAACTGTGCGGAGCTGGAAGAACCGGTATAAGTGGGATGATGGTGGTAATGCAACGTTGCAAAAGAAAGAAAAAAAGGAACGCAACGTTGCGAAAGAAAGTAAGCAAGCGAAAAGAGTAAAGAAAGAGCCTGTTGCACATGAAGTTGAAACAGTAATACAGAATACTGATTTGACCGATAAGCAACAGCTTTTTTGCATTTATTACATTCGTTGCTTTAATGCAACCAAGGCATATCAGAAAGCATATGGATGCGACTACCGTACAGCGCAAAGCAATGGCTATCAATTACTTACAAATACTTACATCCGAGATGAGATTATGCGGTTGAAGCAGGAACGGCTCAACAGAGAGTTTTTGAGTGAAACAGATATCTTCCAGAAGTACATGGATATTGCGTTCGCGGATGTAACCGATTTTGTGGAGTTCGGAAATGAGGAGATAGAAGTGATTCTGGATACAGGGGAACATAAAACTATCACAGTAAGCCATGTTAATATCAAGAATGATACTGATGTGGATGGAAGCATTATTTCAGAAGTGTCCAAGGGCAAGGATGGGGTGAAGGTAAAACTTGCCGACCGCATGAAAGCACTACAGTGGTTATCTGACCATATGGACCTTGCAACGGATAAGCAGAAGGCAGAGATTGCTCTATTGAAATCCAGAGCAGACGCTGGCAAGGACGACCGCGAAAACAAGCTGGATAAATTCTTTGAGCAGATAGAAGGTGCACTGAAAGATGCTGAGTGATTTATATACACCGAAACAACTTGATACATTCCGGTTTGCTGTGAACAGCGATTATTTCATGCTGATTAATCATGGCGCCAAGCGTACCGGGAAAACGGTTCTGGACAATGACCTGTTTTTGTATGAACTGCGCAGGATTAAGAAAATTGCAGCAGCACAGGGCGTAGAGAACCCACAATACATATTGGCTGGTGCTGACTTAGGAGCGCTTAATCGAAACGTCCTGATTGAACTTTCCAATAAATACGGTATCGAGTTTCATTTTGACAAATTCAACCGGTTTAAGTTGTTTGGTGTGCAGGTGTGTTGCTTCGGTCACTCTAAGATTAACGATTTGGGGCGCATCCGAGGAATGACAGCATATGGGGCTTATATTAATGAGGGAACGATGGCAAAGCAGGAAGTGTTTGACGAGATTAAGTCCAGATGCTCCGGCAATGGTGCGAGGATGCTGATTGATACAAACCCGGACAATCCTGAACACTGGCTTAAGAAAGATTTTATCGATAAAGCCGATGGAAAGACCATCAGGGCAGTGCAATATAGGCTGGATGATAATACTTTCCTGTCAGAGCGATATAAGCAGAATATGAAGGAAACAACACCCTCTGGAATGTTCTATGACCGCAATATTAATGGAATGTGGGTGATGGGTGAGGGCGCTGTATATCGAGATTTTAATGCGAAGATGCATTATATCAGCAGGGAAGAACTGCAAAAGGTCAATTTCGTTAAATACATTGTTGGGGTTGACTGGGGATATGAACATTTCGGAGCAATTGTGCTGCTGGGAAAGGATGATAAGGGTTGTTACTATCTTATCAGAGAAATTGCCCGCCAGTTCGAGGAAATAGATTTCTGGTTAGAGCAGGCACAGAAAATCAAAGCCGAGTACGGCAATATACCATTTTACTGCGATTCTGCCAGACCGGAATACGTCAAGAAATTCAAACAAAATGGTCTGCGGGCAATTAATGCGAATAAAGCGGTACTAAGCGGTATTGAGCGCGTGGCGCAGTTGTACAAGCAGAATAGCTTGCGCATTGTGGATGACGTGGAGCGGTTCCGGGATGAAATTTATATGTATGTTTGGAATGAAAAGACAGGGGAGCCGGTCAAACAGTTTGATGATGTGCAGGATGCCATTCGGTATGCAGTATACACAGACGAAAACCACGGTGGCATCAGCATTTTGAAATAGAGGTGAGAACATGGAACTTGAGGTTATGAAAAAACTCATAAGAAAATACGAACCGGGACATACGCGGTTTTCCTTGCGGGCGATGCAGGCGGAACGGTACTACCGGAATGAAACGGATATTCTGGTGAAAGTCAAGTCCGAAGACGAGAAAAAGAAAGAGGATTCTGATAACCCTCTGCGCAATGCAGACAACCGGATTCCCCGGAATTTCCACGGGCTTATCGTAAATCAGAAAGCCGCGTATATGTTCACGGCGCCGCCGCTCTTTGATATTGGGAATGAGCATGGAAATGAAGTCGTGACAGAAGGACTCGGTGATGAATACCGGAAAAACTGCATGGAGCTGTGCATCAATGCTGCCAATGCGTCGGTGGGATGGATTCATTACTGGGAGGATGAAGATGGAACATTCCAGTGGGCGGTAGTTGACAGCAAGCAGATTATCCCCATCGAATCCCACAATCTGAAAAAGAAGTTGCTAGGTGTTCTCCGTATGTACGATGAAATTGACGAGGAAACAGGAGATACCTATGCAATTTATGAATACTGGGATAAGGAAAGCTGCTGGTCATTCCGACGGAAGAGCGGCGATACCTTGGATGATGGGCTGTTCTACTACAATACGTTCATGGTGCCGGATACTGGCGATTTTACCGCAGAATATCGGCATGAATTCGGAGAGGTGCCGTTTATTCCATTCCCGAACAATAACACGGATACGAATGATTTGAAAAATATTAAGCCGCTGATAGACGTATATGACAAGGTCTACAGCGGTTTTATTAATGATTTGGATGATATTCAGGAGCTGATTTTTGTCTTGTCTGGATATGGCGGCGCAGACCTTAACACATTTTTATCGGATTTGAAAAAGTATAAGACTATCAAGGTGGACGGCGATGAGGGCAGTAATCCGGGAGTGAGTACGCTCAACATTGAGATTCCGATAGAAGCCCGCAACAGCGTGTTAGAAGCCACTAGAAAGGCTATTTTTGAGCAGGGGCAGGGATTTGACCCACAGCCGGAGAACTTCGGGAATCAGAGCGGAGAAGCCCTCAAATTTATGTATTCACTGCTTGAAATGAAAGCCGGACTGACAGAGACAGAGTTTCAGCTTGGGTTTGCCCGCCTGGTAAGAGCGATATGCCACCATGAAGGGATTGATTGCAAGAAAATTATCCAGACATGGACCCGCACTTGTGTAAAAAATGACACGGAACAGGCACAGATTTGCAAGGATTCGGTTGGGATTGTCAGTAAAAAGACGATTCTCAAAGCGCATCCGCTTGTCGAGGATGTAGACGCTGAATTGAAGCAGTTGGAGAAAGAGGCACAGGAAGCACAGGAGAAAGCAGATACTTACATCGGTGCTTTTGGTGCATCTAAAAATAGCACTGAAACAGATAGCAATGAGAAAGCAGATGCCGAGCAGTGAAATGAGGTGATTGCATGGGAGAACGGACAAGTGAATACTGGCAGGAGCGCTTCCGGCAGATGGAAGAATCACAGCATGATACATCCGTTCAGACCGCGCAGGAGATTGAACAGGAGTTCCGGCGTGCAGAGCAGGCGCTTGATGGAAAGATAAACGCTTGGTATCAGCGGTTTGCTGCCAATAATGGGATTTCAATGGTGGAAGCCAGACGTCTGCTTAACAGTGACGAACTGGAAGAGTTCCGGTGGGATGTGCAGGATTACATTAAATACGGGCGCGAGAATGGCATAAATCAGCAGTGGGCAAAACAGCTTGAGAACGCATCCGCAAAGGTGCATATCAGCAGACTGGAAGCGCTCAAGGTGCAGACACAGCAGGAGATTGAAAAGCTGTACGGAAATTATCATGATTCCATCGATGAACATATCGCAAATCTGTATACATCCGGGTATTACCATACTGCATACGAAGTGCAGCGAGGCATCGGTGTTGGCTGGCAGATGCATAGCTTTAACCCGGAAAAGGTCAATGACATCATACATAAGCCCTGGGCAGTGGATGGACGCAACTTTTCAGAGCGCATCTGGACGGATAAAACGAAGCTGATTAACAATATGCACGATTCCTTAACGCGGATGTGCATTACCGGGGAATCGCCGGACAGAGCTATACGGGAAATATCCCAGAACATGAAAGTGAGCAGGTCACAGGCGGCGCGAATCGTTCAGACGGAATCGGCGGCTTTTTCTGCAAAGGCACAGGAAACTTGCTTTTCTGACCTTGACGTGGAAGAATTTGAAGTGGTAGAGACATTGGACAGCCACACTTGCCCCACTTGCGGGGAAATGGACGGGAAACACTTCCCGATGAAAGATTATAAGATTGGTGTTACCGTGCCGCCGTTTCATCCAAATTGCCGGGGGTGTACCTGCCCGTATTTCAACGATGAATTTACCACGGGGGAAAGAGTTGCGCGCGGGGCAGATGGCAAGAAGTATTATGTGCCGGAGAATACGACGTATGAGGAGTGGAAAAAGTCGTTTGTTGATGGGGATAAGTCAAGTGTAGAAGAGTTGAGAAACGATGCGGAATTTCAAGAAAAAGCTCAAAACAGAAGAGCTGAGTGGATGAAAAAGCATACTAATGAAAATGTAGAAAAGGAGACAGTTTCCAATGATAGTGTTAAAGAACAAATACAGTTTGACTGGAAAGGGAACGATGAAAAACATACACAACAGCAGAAGATAATTTCCGACTTGTCAAATGAGTACAATACAAGACTTCAAAAAGTTACCGTTGGAGCAAAGCAGGCCGCGGGTGATGTGGATATGTCCGGCGCCACAATGAGATTATCAGACTCGTATGAACATACTGCAATTCATGAATTTGCACACACACTTGCAAATTCTAAAGCGGATAAATATGGACTTACACACGATTCTGATTTTTGGAAGGAAATAAAAAAGATAAGAAGAGAGTACCACAAAGATGTTGATAAAAGTGCAGACGTCTCTAGGTGGATTAGTTCATACGAACACAGTAGCAAATCTGTTGACGAATTTTTTGCAGAGGCATTTACGCAGGCAAAAATGTCAGAACTCGGATTGGAACTTCCAGCAGTGTACGGTACGGATTTAACATATTCAAATAAAGTCCTGGATGTGGTTGATAAGTATTTTAAGAAGCCAGTTGTTAATGCACAAAGCTATGGTATAATGAAATTGTCAGATGAAGAATTGGGAGCAATCACGAGGTACAAGAGTTTTGATTCATATATAATAAATGATGCTCTCAGAAATACGGATGATATTACAAAACTTAGTAGTGAGCAGCAAAAAGTTATAAGTTTATTGGACAAGGCATTATCGAAAACGCCGACATACAGCGGAGACTTAGTAAGAACAGTAAATTTTTCGGATTGGCCAGATGCAGAAGAAAAAACGAAGAAATTTATAGAAGGATTTACGAAAGGAAATAAGATTCGGATTCCACAATATTGGAGTACCTCATCAAAAGCGGGATATGATGACACTGCTGAAATACAAATTTTTATTGAAAATGCCGAAAAAGGACGTGACATAAAAGCTGTTGGCTTGGATGAAAGCGAAGTACTTTATGAAAGAAACAGTGAGTTTATTGTATTAGAGAAAATGTTTGTTGATGGTAAGTGGAATATTTTGCTTAAGGAGATTTAAATGGCATACGAAGATATTTACAAAGGACTTACGGATGACGAAAAGGAAAAAATGATAAAAGCAGATATCCCGAAATTTGTTGTGACAGGGGAAATCGAATTGACGGAAGAGGAAGAAAGAGAAGCGCATGAAACACTGATGAAATTTGTGCGTCTGCATCAAAGGGCAGTAAGAGAAAAAAGAGATATTCCTTTGACAAAAGAGGAATTGGAAAAAATGGATTAAAAATTACTGAAAGAGGGTAATAGGATGATAACACTTATAAAAACCTTGGACATCCAAAACGCATCACTAAATGTGATTACAGCGGGCAGACGCCTTCCGCTTGCACAGTTTACCGGGAAAATTGAAATCACAGAACATCGGAGCATGACACCGATTCTCGGCAGAATGTGCAAAGGTGAAAAGAAAGTCTATGCGTCATTTATTTTATGTCAGGACATTGAATATCAAACAGATGATGAATTTAATACTGGAAAAGTATATGAAGCAGTCGGAGATGTGCAGGGGGAGCGGTCTTGCGAGAGGCTTATTTTTTCAGGACTCCGATTTGAAGATATGAATCCGTTGAATGGAACAGTAACCCTTGAAGTAACGGATTTGGAATTAATCAGAAAGATGCTTGAAATGTAATGGTAATATCACCAGCCCATAACGGTTAGGTGGTATTTTTGTACTCAAAATCAAAAGGAGGGAGCGTATTGCAAGACATGATAGCAGTGGATGACAAAGTGCTGCATTGCATTTCCAGAATTATACAGGAGGGTATGAGTGGACATACTACAAAATGCCTGTATTGCAAGTATGCGCCAGAATGCAGACATGAATTTGAAACAACAGGAAATGTACTGTTTATAGATATTTTAAGAGAATTAAGAGAAAAAACGAGCGTAGACATTGCCTTAGAACCCGAAACCATGCAGAAAAACATCCTGCATGGCTCGTGGCTGGAAGATTATCCAGAACTGCTAAGAGAATTTACCAATATGTCTTTTGACGAGCAACTGGACAATTTGCGGCATCCGGACATTCTGAACCATTTACACAATCTAATTGTGTAACGATAGCATAAGTATGTTCATCGCCGAGAGGTGCATATTTTTGATAGGTAACAGGGATGATAACTTCCTCTTGGACATAGGGACAGAATCCCTGCATATCAATGGTTTTGCTGACTGTAATACGTGTACGCATAAGAACTCCTTTCAAAAAATATTCAAGTGTAGTATCAACTTGTGAAATTAGTATAACATTAAAGTAACTTTAGGAGGTACGATGAATCGAGAAATAATTGAAAATCAGATTACGCGCTGCTTGGATTTGCGGAAAAGTGCGGACTTGAAAACATAGAAACATTTTTGGCACTTAGTAAGCGCGTGGTAGAGCTTGATAAAATGTTAAGCAGTGCTGTGGAGCATCCACCGGATATGAAAGTGCAGAGCGAAGCAGAAATATTTTAATAATAACAGGACAACCGGAAATCTATGAACGAAACGGCGCAGAGGTGACGCCAAGTAAGTTCCTCCGGGGGTCCTGTTTTTATATTGTCCAAAGCCTTATGACGTTTAAACTGACGGCAATTTGCCCTTATGCACGGCATCAAAACTGCATACTGCGGTGGAGGCACCACACTTAAAAACAGCGCAGGAAAGGAACTGGATGGAATTTTTAAAAGAAGTTTTGGATGAGGAACTCTATAAGCAGGTGGAGACAGCAGTTACCACCCACAACGCAAAACCGGAGAATAAGGATAAACAGATGAAGCTGGCAGACCTTGGTTCCGGTCAGTATGTGGATAAGGGCAAGTATGATGCTGCCGTAGCAGAAAAAGAGAACCTCGAGGGTCAGATTAAGACACTCAACACAACTATCGGAGATTTAAAGAAGAACAATGCCGATAACGAGACGTTACAGACCACTATTGCCAATCTGCAGGGAGAACTCAAAAAACAGCAGACTGCAAGCGAGGAGATTGCGAAGACCTATGCCCTGAAAGAGCAGCTCACAAAGCAGGGTGTTCTGGATCCGGATTATCTGATTTACAAGGCGGGTGGACTTGAGAAGTTCAACTTTGACAAGGAAGGTAAGCCGATTGGAGTGGAAGAGGCGGTAAAGCCCTATAAGGAAGATGCGACAATGGTGCACCTGTTTAAACAGGAACAGCAGAAACCACCGTACAACCCCAAAGATGGGGGCGCAGGCGGTGTGACGAATCCATTCGCAAAAGACACTTTTAATCTGACCGAACAGGGACGTATGTTAAAAGAAAATCCGGCGCAGGCAAAAGAACTTGCGGCAGCAGCCGGAGTAACACTGTAAGAAAGAGAGGATGATAATTTATGGCAATTACAAAGATTGCAGACGTAATTGTACCGGAGCTTTTTAACCGGTATGTAATCAACAGAACAATGGAGCTGTCCGCGTTCTTCCAGAGTGGAATCGTGGTAAACAGCCCGGAATTTGACGCACTGGCAAGTGAGGCGGCCAGAACACACAATATGCCGTTCTTTGAGGATTTACAGGGAGAATCCGAAGCAATCCTTGAGGATGTGAAGATGACCGCAAAGAAAATCGGTTCCAACAAGGATGTATCTACCACAATCTACAGACAGAATATGTGGGGAGCAAGTAACCTTTCCGCGGCACTGGCAGGCGCTGACCCGATGAAAGCCATCGGTGACCTGGTAGCATCCTATTGGGCAAGAGATATGCAGAAGGAGCTTATCTCAATCCTTGCGGGAGTGTTCGGTACTACCACCGCGGGACCAGAGGGTACACCGGCGGCAGAGACCAGAATGGCAGACCACATTCTTGACCTTACGACCGGGAAAACGGATGCTGCAAAGCAGATTAGCGCATCTGCATTTATTGATGCTTGCCAGCTTTTAGGTGATGCGCAGTCTCAGTTATCCGGTGTGGCGATGCACTCTGCAACAAAGTCTTATCTGAAAAAGTTGAATCTGATTGAAACAGAGCGTGATTCTACGGACGTGGAGTTTGATACCTACCAGGGCAGACGCGTGACCGTGGACGATGGATGTCCGGTAACTTCCGGCGGTGTGTATACAACATACCTTTTCGGTAATGGCGCGGTAGCATACGGCAATGGCTCTCCGACCGGATTTGTTTCGACAGAGGTTGACCGCGATAAGCAGACCGGCGGCGGTATCGATTATCTTATCAACCGTAAGGCGTTCATTCTGCATCCGAGAGGAATTGCATACACGGGAGCTGTTCGTGAGCATGTAGAGACACCGCTTCGTGCAGAACTTGCCAAGGCAGAGAACTGGAAACCGGTATATGAGCCGAAACAGCTCCGTATCGTGGCAATTAAGCACAAAATCGGTTAGGGGGTGCGATATGGCAGAGGAAAGCAGGCTGACAGTCGAAAGGCTGTCGGCACTTCTCGGAATTAGTGAACCGGATGAGACTGTAAAGGTTCATTTGGAGTTTACACTTGAAAATGCAGAGGATGTGGTAAAAAACTACTGCCATATCGACGAGATTCCGGCAGGACTTGAGACTACGGTGCTTCGCATGGCAATTGATATTTACCGGAATGAGCACATGGGGAGCGCGGATGTTCCCCAGACAGTCTCTTCGGTGCAGATAGGTGATACAACGACTTCTTTTAAGACTTCTGCGACAGAGTTTTCAGAAAGTCTTATGAAAAATTATAAGGCAACGTTGAACCGTTACCGGAAGGTGGTGTTTTGATGAATATGGTCAGAATGGCACTTGAAGCCATGTACGAGGACACTTGTACTGTCGTGGAACATTGTAAGACGAAAGAAAATGGTGTGGTAAAGTACACAGATGCCGTGGTATTAGAGAACCAGCCGTGTAAGCTGTCATTTGAGACGATTACGCAGGCGGAAAAGTCGGATGCGGCTTCTCCGGTGACGCAGGCTGTGAAATTGTTCATCGCGCCGGAGGTGGAAATCAAGAGCGGCTCCAAGATTATTGTGACGCACTGTGGAAAGACCACGGAGTACACCAGAAGCGGTGTCCCAGGGATGCACGCAACGCATCAGGAGATAATGCTCGACTTATTTAAGGAGTGGGCTTGATGGGAGACATCAGAGTTGATTTGAAGGGGCTGGAAGAGTTCCAGGATAAGATTCAGAAAGTTGCTGATGAGGCAGGGCGGCAGGCGTTCATGGAATCCTGTGCCAAGGAGCTGGCGGCGCGATTGCTGACAAAGGTTATCAAGAGGACACCGGTAGGGGATTATTCCAATACGTATGACTTGGAGGATGATGGTCAGCAGAAGTTTCTTGTTATGTCCGATAAACAGGGCGGAACACTGCGGCGTGGATGGACAACACATAAAGCCGGAAGCGGAGCAGAAGGATTGGGTTCCGATAATGTACTTGAGTTTGTGGAAGGTTTAAAAGTAAACCATTTTGCAGATACATACGTTATTGAGGTGCGCAATGATGTGGAATATGCCAGCTATGTGGAATTCGGACACCGCCAGACACCGGGGCGATACGTTCCCGCCATAGGGAAGCGCTTGAAAGCGAGCTGGGTGGAAGGTCAGCATATGCTTACAATCTCTGAAAAAGAAATCCGCGAGGCGGCACCGGGAATCCTTGAGAAAAAGCTGAATCAATGGTTGAAGAGGGTATTTGAATGATTAATGAGGTACGCAAGGGCATCACGGATGCCATATATGCCGCATTTGGCGATGACTATGATATCCACACAGAAGCATCTATGCAGGACATGACAGAGCCTGCATTTTTTGTGCGCTGTATCAGCCCGTCACTGCCAGCACAGATTACAGGGCGCAGGAAAGCAACATTACTTTTCATAATACAGTATTTTGCGGAAAGCGCCGAGCCAAAGCAGGAAATGAACGATGCTTTTGAAAAACTCAATGAGTGTCTGGAACTTATTGAGACAGATGGAAAACTGGTGCGCGGCGAGGTGGAGTGTAAGGATATTTCAGACGGGGTACTGACTGCAAATGCAGAGTACACGCTGTTTCTGACCAGACAGGAAGCAGAAGCCTATATGGAAGAATATGAGATGAAAGGAGAGGTTACGGATGGCAGCAGTTAAGGAAGCAACTACAAAAAGGTATGCCAAGGAGCAGCTTATCGCTTCACAGCGGTATGCGGATAAGCGGGACTTACTGGAAGCACTGCTGGACGATGACAAAAAGTATTCGTTGAGTGATGTGGACAGCAAAATTGAGAAGTACATGAAAGGAGAAGTGAAAAAATGTTAGGTGGAGGAACTTTTACCAGTCAGAACAAGACTTTGCCTGGTGCGTACATTAACTTTATTTCTATGGCAAGAGCAACAGCGGCGCTTTCAGAACGTGGAGTTGCAACGATGCCGTTGGAGTTGGACTGGGGACCGGATGGAACGGTGTTTGAGGTGGAACAGGAGGATTTTATTAAAGATTCCATCAAGGTTTTCGGATATTCGTACTCTGATACAAAGATGCTGGCATTACGGGAGCTTTTCAAACACGCAACAAAAGCATTTTTGTACAGACTGACTTCAGGAGGGGAGAAAGCAACGAACCTTTTTGCAACAGCAAAATATTCGGGAACCAGAGGAAACGACCTCAAGGTTGTGGTTGCGGACAGTGTGGATGCAGAGGGTTCTTACGATGTGAAGTTATACATGGATGCAACCCTTGTAGATTCCCAGACGGTAGCCGGAGCGGGGGAACTGGTAGACAACGAGTTTGTTGTCTGGAAAAAAGATGCTGAACTTGCAGCCACGTCCGGTACGGCGCTTACAGGAGGTACAAACGGAACTGTTACCGGAGCATCTCATCAGAAATACCTTAATGCAATCGAGCCATACAGCTTCAATGCAATGGGAGTATGCACGGACGATGCGCCTACCAAAGCGTTATACGCTGCATTTACACGGCGAATGAGAGATACGGTAGGAGCAAAATTTCAGTGCGTGTTATTCTCTCATGCGGCGGATTACGAGGGTGTTATCAATGTTAAAAACAGTGTTGAGGTAGTTCCGTGGGTAGTTGGAATTGAGGCAGCCTGTGCGGTCAATGCGTCCTGCACGAATGTAGTCTATGACGGTGAACTTACAGTAGCCATGCCTTATACGCAGCAGACACAGCTTGAGAATGCTGTGAAAGGCGGCGAATTTGTTCTGCACAGCGTGGGAACGGAAGTGCGGGTTTTAGAGGATATCAATTCTTTTGTGACATTTACAGAGAATAAAAACGAGCTTTTCCAGAGCAACCAGACAGTACGCGTGATTGACGAGATTGCAATGGATATTGCATCACTGTTTAACACAAAGTACCACGGCAAGATTCAGAATGATGCAGATGGCAGGGTCAGCCTGTGGAATGATATTGTCGCGTGTCACAAGCTTTTGGAGAAGCGCCGTGCTATCGAGAATTTTTCAGGGGATGATGTAGTGGTATCTGCTGGGAATAAAAAGAAAGGCGTTACGATAGAGGATAAGATTACTGTCGTGAATACGATGGAACAGTTATACATGACAGTGGCGATTCAGTAGGAGGTGAAGAAAGATGTCAAACACATATATGAATGAACAGGATGTACCAAGTGCGAAAGAGGCGGAAGCGTTTGTCACGATTGACGGCAGACGTTACTCTGCGCTGTTTGCAAAAAATTTCGAGGGAAAAGCAAACATTTCCACAAAAGAGATTCCATTACTTGGAAAGATTATCTCTGGAAGAAAACCGACCGGAATGACCATTAAGGGGAAAATGACGGTTTACAAGTGTACCGAAATTTTTGACGAGTTGGTAACCAAGTACAAGAATACCGGACATCTTCCGGTGTTTGAGATTCAGACAACCAACAACGATGCGGCTACCTGCATGGGGCGCAGCACAAAGATTTATAACGACTGCGTAATTGATGGCGATGTACTTCTGTCAATGTTCGATGCAGAGGGCGGATTTATTGAGCAGGAGATTAACTTCTATGCAATGGATTATTCCAGCCCGGAATCCTATAAAGAACCATCGTATCTGTAAAAATAACGGCGGCGGGAGACTGCCGCCGGCAAATGAAAAGGAGAAAAAAGTATGTCAAATTTAAAAGCATTTTTAAAAACCAATAAGAAAGAGAAGAAAACAACCCAGTATCCGGCAACCAAGTCCTTATGTGACGAGAACGGCAATCCGTTAATGTGGACGGTCAAGGCGCTGTCTACCAAGGAAGCGGATGCCATTCGTGAGGAGTGTACGGTAGAGGTGCCGATTACCGGAAAGCCTGGGATGTATCGTCCGAAGGTCAACGGAAATAAACTGCTTCGCAAGCTCGTCTGTGCGGCGGTGGTAGAGCCGGATTTACAGAATAGAGAATTGCAGGATTCCTATGGTGTCATGAACGCGGAAGACCTTGTCGTGGAAATGATTGACAATCCGGCAGAGTTTAGCGAGTTTGCAACCTTCGTTCAGGAATACGGCGGTGTGGATAAAACTTTACAGGAAGAGGTTGACGAGGCAAAAAACTAATCAACGGCGGCGACAGTGAGGCGGCGTATGCACATTACTGCCTACAGAAGTTTCACTGGCTGCCGTCATTCTTTGTGGGACTTTCCAGAGAGGAAAAGGCGTTTGTGATTGCATCCATAGACCTTAGAGTGGAAGAGGAAAAACGCAGAGCAAAGGAAATCCAGAAAGGATAGGAGGTAGGCAAATGTCATATATTCAGTCAGCAATTGAATTAACAGACCGGATGTCGGCTCCGCTCTACAATATCTGTACCGCGGCAAATATGGTAATAAGCAACTTTCAGGCAATGCAGTATGCTTCTGATGCGGCATTTGACACTTCATCGCTTGATGTGGCACGTCAGAACATTGCAGATGCCGTTGTTCAGTTGCAGGAGCTTACACAGGAAAAAGTAAAGATATCAGAACCGGTCACGATTCCAGTGCAGTGGCAGGAGTACAATGCCCCGGAGGTATTCCTCACTACCGGCACAGAACGTTTCCAGCAGGAAATTCAGAGCGCCAATAACATGATGGAGCAGTTGTGTGCGACGCAGGATGCGATTGCGAAACAGGCGTACAGTACATATATTTTTCCGCCGGAAGCATTTCAAGATTTGAACAGTATGGCGGTGCGCATCGACCATATCCGCGATAAAATCAGCCAGTTGGAAACGAGCGGAACAGGAATGGGATTTGATGCGGCAAATACCGGCATAGAACGGTTGCGGGAACAGCTTTCACAGACCTTGCAGATACAGTCAGAATTGAACTATGCCGTTCAGAACATGGATGTCTCCGCGGCGAACTCGGCGTATCTGAAGCTGTCGCAGACGGTGGACAACACGGAACGCTACATCCGCGACAACACAAATGAGCAGATGCAGTTTAACAATGCGGTTTATGCAGGAACGACGCAGACAAATAACCTGTTAGCACAAATTCTCCAAATTGGAGGGGCGTATTTTTCGTTACAGTCTATAATAGGTACAATGAAGCAGGCTGTAGAATACGCGTCTGATTTGGCGGAAGTACAAAACGTTGTGGATGTAACATTTGGTTCGGCAGCCCAGCAGGTTAATGAATGGTCGCAGGCGGCATTGGACGTGTATGGAATCAATGAGGTAACTGCAAAACAGTACACAGGAACAATGGGAGCCATGTTAAAATCATCCGGGCTTGCGGGTGGCTCGATTCTGGAAATGTCAACAAATTTGACGGGACTTGCCGCAGATATGGCATCGTTTTACAATTTGGACACAGATACAGCATTTGAGAAGATACGTTCTGGAATCAGTGGAGAGACGGAGCCGCTAAAACAGTTGGGCATTAATATGTCGGTGGCAAATTTGGAAGCCTACGCCATGTCGCAGGGAATATCAGAGGCTTATTCAGAGATGTCACAGGCGGAACAAACAACACTCCGTTATAATTACCTGTTACAGGTGACGGCAGATGCACAAGGAGATTATGCCAGAACATCGAGTTCATATGCGAATCAGGTAAGATTATTAAGTGAAAATTGGACAGAGTTTACCGGGAAAATTGCTTCATATATCATACCGCAACTTGAAAAACTGATATACAAGTTAAACAATGCTGTGACATGGATGTCAAAAAATAATGTTGTACAAAATGTTGCCGGTGCGGCGGTTACTGTTATGAACATTGCGTTAAATGCATTTGATTTGGTTGGTTCTGTAGCTGAGTTTATGGTTAATAACTGGTCATTGATTGCGCCACTCGTATATGGTGTTGCGGCGGCACTAGTAGTCTATAATGCAACAATGGGAATCGGGTGGTTGACAACGTTAAAAAATGCGGGGGCTCACGCCGTAGCAGCGGTTTCCAACGCAGCTCATACAGCAGCTCTTTTTGCTACAACACTGGCGCAACAGGGTTTAAATGCGGCTATGGCAGTGTGCCCTATTTCATGGATTATCATAGGTGTAATAGCGCTTATATCAATTCTTTTTGTAGTGTGCAATGCGATTGCTAAGACGACTGGCGTGGCGGAATCCGGATTTGGGGTAATATGTGGAGCAGTATATGTAGCGGGAGCATTTATTTTGAATACGGCAATTGGGGTATTGAATGGGCTGATACAGTCTGCATGGAATATATTTGTTGAGCCGGTTTTAAGTATTGTTGAGTGGGTGCTTAATGTTATGAACGGAGGATTTGACAGTTTTGGAGGAGCTGTGGCGAACCTGATTGGAAATATCATTTCATGGTTTTTATCGCTCGGAAAAGTTGTCACCCAGATAATTGATGCAATATTTGGCACAAATTGGACATCCGGTTTGGAATCGTTACAGAATGAGGTTCTTTCATGGGGGAAAACAGAAAATGCAATTACTTTAGACCGAAACGCACCGACGATTGATTATCGTATAGCATATGGAGATGCCTTTGATGCAGGAGCCTCTTGGGGGGATGGTATCTCGAATAAGGTTTCGGACTTTTTTAGCGGTATAGGGGTTCTTGAAAATGAGAGTAGTTCGGGAAGCTACGGCGGTGAGTCGGATATGTCTAATTATTTATCTGGCATAGCTGGCGACACAGCGAGCATTTCGGATTCACTGGATGTTTCAGAAGAGGACCTTAAGTATCTGCGGGACATTGCAGAGCAGGAAGCAATCAACCGTTTTACAACGGCGGAAATCAAGGTCGATATGTCCGGTATGAGTAACACCGTACACAATACAAATGACCTGGATGGCATCGTGGATGGACTGACAACCAGAGTTTTACAGGCGATGGAAGTAGTCCGGGATGGTGCTTAAAAGTGTCGACAAATGGAGAAGGGAGGTGTATACTGAAAATTACAAATATAAAAGGAGGAGTGCATCGTGGGTTTATTTGGGAAAAAAGGGATTTGTACAATATGTAATGTTAATGAAGGCAGTAAAGATATCGCGGATGGATGTGTTTGTAAAAGTTGTATTTCAAAGACATATCCGTTTATTATTACGTTATCGTGGAAGAAAATCACATCAAGTCAGATACATAAGGCAATTGAGGCTGCAGAGCAAAATGCCAGACTTAAGGAGTTGTTTCAACCGACTAAGAAAATTGAAAAATATTTCAGTATTGACGAAAATAACAGGTTATGGCAAGCAAACGGGTTAAATGTTATTTTTTCATATGATGATATTATTAGCTATGACCTTTTGGAGGATGGAGAGAGTATTACAAAAGGCGGTATTGGGAGCGCTGCTGTCGGGGGTATTTTATTCGGTGGCGTAGGTGCTGTCGTAGGAGGAGTTACAGGAAAAAAGAAAACAAAGCAGGAAATTAATGAGTTCCGAGTGAAGATAGTTACTAGAAATGAAATGTGTAAGGAAGTATATATTAATTTCTTGACCACGGGAGCTGTAAAATCCGATAGTTTTCTTTACAAATCATATAAAAATAGTGCCCAAAGCATTATTACAGAATTAGCTGTTATTTTGGACTCCTGTTCAAGCCAAGAAAAACCAATTTCAAATGCTGATGAAATTAGTAAGTATAAAAAATTATTTGATGATGGAGTAATCACACAGGAGGAGTTTGAAGCAAAGAAGAAACAATTGCTTGGATTATAAAGACTTTCCCCCGCTTACATAACGTAGGCGGGGATTTTTATACCCATTTTTAGGAAAGGAGGAATGGCAGTGGCATACAGACTTTACTTGGATGGAACCCTCTTCCCGGTCATACCGTCTAAGCTGACATTGAAAATCAACGGAAACAATGAGACGGTCACGCTGATTAATGAGGGGGAAGCAGTCATTCTCAAACAGCCGGGGCTTACGGATATTGAATTTGAGTTACTGTTGCCGGCAGTGGAATACGCATTTGCAGTTTACCCGGATGGTTTTCGGAAACCGCAGTTTTACACGGAAAAGCTGGAAGCGCTCATGACAGCAAAACAGCCGTTCCAGTATATTGTGACCAGAACAGATTTGAAAAATAAAAAGCTGTTTGACACGAATATGACTGTGTGCTTGCAGGATTACTCGATTGTGGAAGATGCGAGAGAGGGATTCGACCTGACGGTCAAGGTAAAACTCAAGCAGTACCGGGAATTTACCACAAAACAGTGTACGTTGGATATTTCATTGCCAAAACCGTTGGCGGCGATGCAGCAGACAAGGGCATCTTCGCAGAACGCACCGTCTGGGGGAAGCTATACGGTGCAGAAATTGTCTCCGGCGGACTGTCTCTGGCGGATTGCAAAGCAGTTTTACGGCGATGGAAGTAAGTGGGGAACGATTTATAATGCCAATAAATCCGTCATCGGCGGCAATCCGAATCTGATTTATCCGGGGCAGGTTTTAACAATTCCTTAGGAGGGTAGAATGTACGAATTATTAATACAGAATGGCAGCACGGTGTATGCGCCGCCGGTGAAGGAAGAGGTCAAGGTGACAACCGAGCGCCAGATTAGTCCGGGGGCGATGGAGTTCAGCTTCGTTGATACCGGAATCAGTATCGCAAACGGTAATCCGGTGCGGTTTAAGGATGCGGATGGACAAAATGTGTTCTATGGATTTATTTTTCGGATTAAGCGTGACCGTAGCAATATTGTGACAATCACGGCGTATGACCAGATACGATATCTGAAAAATAAGGACACGCTGGTTTATGATGATAAAACTGCAAGTGAGGTTGTGAGCACCATCGCCGGGAAGTTTGGGTTTAACCTTGGAACCATCGCCGACACAGTATGGAAAATTGCATCCAGAGTGGAAGACAATGTGGCACTTATGGATATAATTAGCAATGCACTGGACCAGACGCTACAGAACACCGGAGATTTATATATTCTTTACGACAGCTTCGGCAAACTCAATCTTTCATTCATGGGGGATATGTATGTGCCCATCGTGATAGATGCAGAGACCGGTCAGAATTTTGATTATGAATCATCCATTGATGAAAATACTTACAACCGGATTAAACTGGTCTATGACAACGAAGATGCTGGTAAGCGGGAGGTTTACATTGCGCAGGATTCATCCAACATCAATAAATGGGGCATTTTGCAGTACTTTGATGCCCTGCAGGATGGGGAGAACGGGCAGACAAAGGCGGATGCGCTGTTAAAACTTTATAATAAAGAAACGTGGACGCTGACGATAAAAGATGCTGCCGGGGATTCGAGAGTACGAGGCGGTTCGCTTGTTGTGGTGCAGCTCGACCTTGGCGATGTGCAGTTGCAGAATCTTATGCTGGTTGAAAAATGTGTCCATAAGTATGGGGAGAGCAAACACACAATGGATTTGACAGTATCGGGAGGTGATTTTAGTGCATGACGCAAATGACCTTGTTCGGGCGATGCAGGAAGTATCAAATAATGCGAACAATGCCGGCTATCCTGCAACAGTGATGTCCGGAACAGTGACTTCCGCCAGTCCGTTAAAAATTCAGGTGGAACAGCGGTTTGAAATCAGCGGAAGCATGATAATTATTCCGGAGCATCTGACGGATTATAAGGTGAAGGTGACAGTTGAAAAATCGCATACGGAGGATGCCGGAGAACCGGAACATAACCATGAGTATGGCGGAGAAATGACAGTCACAGTGCATGGTGGTTTGAAATCCGGTGACAGTGTACAGCTAATGCGGCAGCAGGGCGGGCAGAGATTTGTTGTGATTGGAAGGGTGGTGTAAGAATGATTCCGATTGCAAATCAGTTAAAAGAGGTGGATGTGATAAGTATTCCATCCAAGGATTACCGCATGGAAATAGCAGGAAATCGTGTGACTGGTAACTGTGAGGACTTGGAAGAACTTCGGCAGACAATTTTTTGCATCCTGAGTACGGAGCGTTATCGCTATCCGGTTTATTCTTGGAATTATGGAATTGAACTTGAGGACCTGTATGGAAAGCCGATGGATTACGTGATGTCGGAGTTGCAACGGAGAATTACAGAGGCGTTGACGCAGGATGACCGCATAGAAGCGGTAGATAATTTTGAATTTGAGACGGCGGGAAAAAGAATCCACGCCGTCTTTATTGTTCATAGCATTTTTGGCGATACGACAGAAGAAATGAGGTGGAGTAATGTATGAGGAAATGACTTATGACAACATTATGGAAGCAATGTTTGCACGGCTCCCGGATTCGCTGGACAAACGGGAGGGAAGCATTATTTACGATGCTACGGCGGCAGTTTCCTATCAATTGGCAGCAATGTATTTTCAGTTGGGCAATTTCGCGGATTTGGTTTTACCGGATACATCCGCAGGGGAATATCTGACGCGCATGGTGGAAGCCTTTGGTCTGACAAGAAAGGCAGCAACAAAAGCGGTCCGGCAGGGCATTTTTGACAAAGAACTGCCGACAGGAACACGGTTTTCTACCAGCGGGGATGCGGTACTTATTTTTGTGGTATCTGATCTAATCAGCAGCGAGGATAGCACGTTTATTTATGAGCTGGTATGTGAGACAGCGGGGAAAGGCGGTAACGAGTGCTCCGGTGTACTGCTTCCGGTGGAATACATAAATGGTCTTGGCAGGGCGGAGCTTGGTGGCATTGTGACAGCGGGAACGGACGAGGAAGACGATGAATCCTTACGTGAACGATTGTTTGCCAAGGTGCAGCTTCCGTCCACCAGTGGCAACGCAAATGACTATTACAACTGGGCAATGGCGTGCGCCGGTATCGGAGCGGCGAAGGTGTTTCCACTGGCAGATGGACCGGGTACGGTTAAGGTGGTTGTGGCAAGCGAGGAGAAAACCGCTGTGGAAGAGACACTTATTAAAAAGGTTGCAGATTATATTGAAACAATGCGCCCGATAGGCGCAACTGTGACGGTCACATCCGCCAGAGAGCTGACGGTCAGCGTGACAGCCAAAGTCAAACTTACCAGTGAGACTACGCTTGCAAAGGCGCAGAGTGCCTTTCAGAATTTGGTAGACACATATTTGCAGGGTAATGCTTTTCAGGCAGAATATATCAGCCTTGCGAGAATCGGGAGCCTGCTTATGGATGTGACCGGGGTTGAGGATTTTTCAGATTTGCAGTTAAACGGAACAGCAGCAAACATAACGCTGGAAGATGAAGAAATCGCCGTGTGCGGTGCGGTTCGTCTGGAGGTGATGTGATGCAAGTTGAGAATTTCCCGGAAAAACTGAATAAGATTGACGGCGTGACGTATGTCATTGAGGAAGCGGTAGAAATTGTAAACGGCGTGTATGAAGCGGAATTGCAGCATGACAACATTGTAGAAGATACGCTGTCTGTCTATACCGGTTCAAAACTGACCGGAGAGCAAATTACAAATTTTACATTGTCGACACCGAGCAATGCTCCGTGGAAGCGCATCATACGGATTTATGCGGATGTATCGCCGGTATACATTTCCTATGAGACGCCGGGAGACACCGTGGAAGCGGATGATATGAACCGTGTACAGGCGTCCATCGTAAGAGCACAGGAAGCGGTCAATGTGGAGACAGAGCGGGCGCAAAGTGCCGAAGAATCATTGCGCAGCATCATAGAAGAAAACAAGCCTGCCTGGGATGACAAATATACGAAAAATGAGGTGGACAACAAGTTTTCAGCATTGGAGACTGCAATTGACTGGAAAGAAGCGGTTGACACTTTTTCGGACTTAAGCATTACATATCCAACGCCGGAGGATGGCTGGACAGTCAATGTAAAAGATACTGATTACACTTATCGTTGGAGCGGAACGGAGTGGGTTGCGATTTCGGCAAATGCCATTCCAAAAGCAACGCAGGATTTAGACGGTTTGTTATCACACGAGGACAAAACCGCCTATGATGATGCAAACCAGAAAAAGCACCAGCATGATAATAAGGATGTTTTGGACGGTATCACACAGGAAGATGTAGAGAAATTAAATGGGATTGCGGATGGGGCACAGGTGAATGTGCAGCCAGACTGGAATGTGACAGATGAAACGGCGGATTCTTTTATTAAAAATAAGCCACAGTCACTTCCGGCATCCGGCGGGGATGCAGATACAGTCGGAGGACATGAAGTAAAAAAGGATGTTCCGGCAGATGCAGAGCTCACAGACACAACCTATGGGGCATTTACAGGTGCCACGGCAGACGTATCTGGTAACGCTGGGCTTGTTCCCGCTCCCGAAGCCGGAGCGCAGGAAACGTTTTTATGCGCAGATGGAACATGGAAAACGCCACCGGCGGCACCTACAGATAATTTTGTGCAGAAAGCGCCCACCTGGGGCGAGCTGATGGGGGTGGTGTAGAGTGTACGGTGTAAATTCATATGGAGTAAAAAAATATGCGGATGACAGCACAGGGAACAGTGAGGAAGAGTATTATTCCGACTTATTTCCACTGGTGCCGCCATTTATTTCTGAAAAAAAGGAAATGCACGCATTGTATGACACGCAGGGGTATGCGGTTGGGTATTTGGTGCACTGCATGGAAGATATGATGAAGCAGTGCTTTATCGCAACCGCCACATGGGGGCTTACCCGGTGGGAGAAGTTTTTTGGGCTGCCCACAAATCTGTCATTGACTTACGAACAGCGCCGGGAAATTTTGTATGCAAAGATTCAGGGACAGGGAACGGTAACGGTAGAGTTAATCAAGACAGTCGCGGCGGCATTTTCCGGTGGGGATGTGGAAGTCATTGAAGACAATCCGAATCATTGTTTCACGGTGCGGTTTGTGGGCATTAAAGGAATCCCGCGAAATATGAGTGGATTCATTGCCATGCTGGAAAGCATCAAGCCGGCGCATCTGGCTTACCGTTTTGAGTATCGTTACACAGTGTGGAACGATGTGGCACCAATGAAATGGAATGAAGTACAGGCAATGTCATGGGAAGAAATACGAATTTTCAAGGAGGTATGATTTATGTTATTGACAAGCAACTTTGGATTAAAAAAACCGGAAGCAACGGATCCGGTAGATGTGCAGGATTTTAATGATAACGCAGATATCATTGACACAGAGTTAAAGAAACGCCCGGAATCAGATGGAAGTGCAACGAATATGACAGTAGAGTTTGCGGCAGCGACACAGCTCACGGAGCTTATAAGTAAGGATTCTTTGAAGGGGTTGTTTGGAAAGCTGGCACTGGCGGTGAAAACGGTGATAGAGCTTGATAAAGCATTTACTATTATCGAAGGTGTAAGCGCTACTTACACAATTCAGCCTGGAGGTGAAGAAGCCATCGTTCAAACTGTCAGAACAATTCCAGCTGGATATAAACCGGTAGCGATTTGTAGTGCATCAACTGGGAATCCGTATGTTCTGTCTCGATATACAAGTGCAACCACCGGGGTTATGCGATTAAGAAATGTCAATATGACAACCGCACAAACTGGAGTTGCACACATGGAAGTTTTGTGTGTTAAAACGAAATTTGTTGGTTGATTGAAAATGGCACAAACCCGGGGCGGGAAGGATTTATAATAAGGAAAGAAGGAGAATCACTATGGAATCAATCATCACAGCGTTAATAACCGGAGGGCTTACCTTAATCGGAACCGCATTGACGGTCAGCAGTGGGCAGAAAA